TATTTTACACCCTCATTATCCCATACATTAAGAATATATCTTTTCTTTGCAGTCCAGATACCTTTGTCGGCAATAACCTCTCTAGCCATCTGCATCTTTTGTTCATATGCGTTTACATACGAAGCCAAATCTTTATAGCTCTTATCAATAAAAGGTTCAATTTTATCTCTAGCAATTGTGTCCATGAATGTGACGATTTTTTCAGTTGATGTTCCCTCTTTAAACACTTTATTAACCAATCTATCAAAAGTAATGTAAACCGAGTCTGTATCTGATGCCACAACATAGTCTTCTCCATTCGTTTCAAGCAAGTTGTTAAGATAAGAATTAAGACTACGTTCAATCCAACGAATAGATAACTGACCAGAAGTAGTGATTGCCTCAGCAACCAATAGATTGTAATAACGAAACCAATTGTTACCAATAGCACCATATGCAGAATTGAGAGAAATTTTCTTTGCAAGTTGGATATTGTTATACTTGGAAATGTCTTTAAGTAGTTTGGGATTTTTAGTGTTTTCATATTCTTGTTTTGCCTGTAAAGTTAATTTTTTATACTTCACACGATCATCATACATGGACTGCATAATCTCTGGTAAAAACCCTCTTTTGGTAGTTTTAAATAATGCACCATTAGGAGTTAGTGTGGCATCTTTTAATATTGATGTATCAACCTTTTTGTCAAGAAGTTTGTCTACAGACATACCTTTTACTTTTTCTTGACCAACAAGTGTTTCTGGTGAAATATTATATTGCATAATTAAGTGTGGATATAGTGAGTTCAAGTCAAATGACATGACCCACTTGTGCATACCCACCTGTGGGTCTTTTACATATGCACCCTCAAATTTATCTGATTTATCTGATTTGTGTTTTTGTGGAATTACAATATTCTTACTACGCAAATAGTTGTATATAAGAATATCCCAATACTTAACTGAACCAAGAACATCCATATAGTTAACTTTAGCCTCATATGCCATAGTCAAACAAAGTTCAATCAACTTCATCTTATCTTCAAGTTTGTCAACTATCTCAACGTCCATGATATTATATTCAATAAACGATTGAAAGTCTTTGGTATACCATTCTCTGAAAATCTCATAAGGATTTTCGTCTTTCTTTTCACCAAGTTCTACATATGCAATATGATCTAGTCGATATGATTCTTGATTAGTATATGTAAATTTACGATACAAGTCAAAGTAGTCTAAATGAGAAATACCTTGAATATCATATACTTGATGTTTTCTACCCATCTGATATATGTCACGCGAAAATACATTTCGCCATGGTGATAATCTTTTTACCTCATCTTCACCACAAAGATTTTTAATACGATTACAAAGATAAGGAATATCAAAAAACTCTGTGTTCCAACCTGTAATCACATCAGGCAGATGTTTTTCCCAAAATACAAGAAACTCTTGTATTAGGTGTTTTTCATTTTCACACTCAATATAAGTTACATCATCACGCGTATTATTAAACTTACCAACACCCCAAACAACAAACTTTTTGTTTTGATGATTTTTTACAGTAATTGAAAGAAGTGGTTCTATTGCTTGTTCTGGATTTGGAAACCCATTCTCACAAGCAACCTCAATATCAATAGTAACAATTAAAATATTATCAATATCCCAATTTACACTTTTAGGGAACTGATCTGCAAGATAACAATAATGATATTGATTATTACCATAGACTAAATGAGATTGGTCTTTGTATTGTTCTACCCAATCTTTTGCATCTTTAATAGTTTCATGTTTTATGGGCGTGACAAATTTACCATCAAGTGTTTTCCACTCTGTGGGTTTTACAACTGGTGCATATAGTGTAGGTGAGTATTTAATCTTACGACTAATACGCTCACCATTAACTACTTCTCTAAGTAAAAGAAAATTACCCCATTGAGCAATGTTTGTATAAAAGTTCATTATGTAAATATATCATAATTCAATTGATATGTCAAGTATTTTATTTAGCAGCCTCCTGCATCACCTAAATCTAATTCCTCTTGATCATCTTCACTCAACAGTTGTTTAGCAGCTATAGTAGGTTCAAAATGTTTTTTAAGCATTTCTATGCGGTCACTAGCTAATGCCATAGTATCTAATTCTTTTTGTATTGCCTCCACAATATCAGAGTGTTCACCAATACCAACACTTTGATTCATATATACCATAATATTTGTTTTAGCTCTTTCAACTTCACCCTCAGCATGCATTCTTGCAGCTTTGACTAATTGTAAACTCATACTCATTTAGCTTCTCCTTTATTTGTTTTCTTTCCACTTTTGTCCGTCATTTGGACTATTTCTTTTTTTATATAGAGGGTTAAAGTCTTTAAGTTCTGGTTTTGTATCTGTAGGAGATTTTGTTGTTGCATGAACACAACCTAATTCAACAACGTGCATTTTTGAGTCGTATTTTTGTTTTGCAAAATCTAATAAACCAGAGTGTAAATTAACTTCATTACCACGATAAAATGATTCACATTGTGGTTGACTATCAAATGTTAAACCCCAACTAATGACTAATTCTGTATCTTTAATATTACCCTCATAACCTACAATGGCATATAATATGATCGCCCATTTCATTATTCATCTTGTCCTCTCATTAAACCTATATTACCAGATATTGATATACGTTCTTCATCACATTCATAAAATGGGTTAACCATATGATGTAAAGCTGATGGAAACATAACCATATATCCACATATATCTTTTTCCATATTATAATTTAAATTTTTAATACCACCCAAAATATCAGTGTATACAAAACCAAAATTTGAAATAGTATCTTTTGAATTAGAATTTTTTGCTAATGGAAGTTCTCTTTGTTCTACATGACTTGTTGGTATTTTCATCCATATAACAAAACTAAATACACCTGCATGATTATGCATTGGATTAAATTCGTGTTGTTTTTGAAAGTTAACCCATAAACTCTCTAAACCATAAACCCAATTTTGACCTTTATAAAAATGAGAAATTCTATGTTCTGGAGCAAAATTTAATTGATATGCATTAACCATTTCTGGTATAAATTTATAAAAATCATCTAGAAGTTCACTTTGTCTATCTAATTCATATGAGGCTTTTATATTACCAGCTAGACTTGGTTTATAATCTTTTTTCTCATTTTTAGGATCATCAATAAGTTTCCAAAGATTATCTATGATACCCTTTGATAATTGAACCTCAACAATACCTTGATTTGGTAGAGGTTTTAATGTTATTTCCATTTCTTTTACTTTTTGCATTATATATCCTTTTTTGTTGTTACTAAAAATTTTCTTTGTGGATTTACCATTACGTTAAGTTTATTCATTACAAATCTGTTCAATAACACATCTGTTCCCATTTTAGTTCTGTCATCTAATCCAAACATAAATTCATATGTTGAACCAGAAAAAGTTAAATTTAATTTTACAACATATCGTTCATCAACACCAGCACCTGTTTGGGCTTTATATTCCTTAACTAAATTAGTGGTGATAGATTTTTCACCATTAGTAAATGTTACTCTATTACCATTTACTTTAATATCTTCAGCATGTAACACTGATAAAACAGAATTACCTGTATCAAATTTTGCAACTAATTCACCAAATGGTTTTATCTCAACAACTTCTTCATATCCACATTGATTAGGAACAGAATATCTAACATCTGGATTTAAAAAATGTGTTAAAACCTCTTTTGAAATATTTGTGTTGGTTGCTTCTTCTATACCATCTGTGCCAGGAGAACTATTTACTTCTAATATATATGGTGGATTTTTATCTCTATTTTTTGCTGGTATAAAATCAACTGCAGTAAAAATACCATCTACTGCTTTAGCTGCAAGTAAACATTGTTTTTCTTCCATGTCAGTTAGATTGAATTTTGAAACAGATGCACCCTGAGCATAATTTGATCTAAAATCACCCTCAACTACATCTCTTCTCATAGATGCAATAACACGACCATCTAAAATAATAACTCTAACATCATAGTCTGTTTTAATATATTCTTGAATTAATAAATCACTATCTTCATCAGTTTTGTAAACTAATTGCACAATTGCATCTAGTGATTTTTTAGATTCAATAAACAAAACACCAACACCTTTAGAGCCTCTTAGTGTTTTCATAATTATAGGAAATTTTGAATTTAAAGCTTCAAAAGATTGATCTACCATATCTTTATTTGGTATTAAAACTGTTTTTGGTTGTGTCAAACCATAATCTTTTAATCTGACATAATTACGATATTTGTCTGCACATATATTAATTGTAGTTCGATTATTTACAACACAATAACCTAGTCTTTCAAATTCTGATATTAAATCTAAATGACTATCTTTTGATGGAGTACCACGAACAAAAATAATTGTATCAGAAGAATTTGTTTGAAATCCCTTATCATCACCTGCTGGATGGATAAAATGACTTCCATCATCATATCTTAGGGTAGCACCATTAAATTGAACTATAATATTTTCAAGTCCAAGTTTAGTGGCTTCTTTTGAAAGTTTTTTTGCTGTAATTGACTTATCACCGTGCTCAACAGTAAGAATTACAACTCTATACTTTTCATCTTTTGCCTCAGATATGAATGACCCAAAAGTTTCCAAAGCTAAACCTCTCGTTTTTTTCCTATATTATATTTAGTTTCAAGTATCCATTCATCTTTTTCTTTGAATGAAATTATCTTAATTTGACTCAGTGGTGCTATTGGGTCTGTGTCACCTTTTATTTCTACTAAACCCCAATCACTTAATAGAGTTGCTATTCTATTTCTTCTTGCAAAATCATTTTCTGATAAATTTGTGTTTTTACCATCTAAAGCAAATAGTTCTTTAAAATGCACAATATAATATCTACCTTGCTTATGTAATATATGACAAGATTGATATAATTTTCTATCTTTTCTAGAAGCAACACCTATGCGAGATAAGGTTTCTCGTATTTTTAAAAAGTCGTCTGGCTCTTTTAGTATAACTTCAAGCATCTGGTCTTGTGACCATTTAATATTTTCCATTTTTACCACCTTTACTCAAGCTATTTTTGATAGCCTTTATCTGTTCATCACTTAGTATATTAAGAGCAGATTTAGCTTTCTCATTTGAGTATCCATAATACTCTTTAACATACTCTAGATTTGTTTTTTTACTCGCTTTCATCCACGGCGTATACCTTTTCCGCGACCTTATACTATTTAGGAAAAAATCAAATTGTAACTTGTGGTCTAGGTGATTATGAATATTCATTTCATTCACAAGCATAATTGTGTCTGTAAATGGTGCAAGACATTTATTAATAATGAATGGTGGATATTTCTTTTCCCACATTTCATCATCTGTATCCATCAGATTTACTTTTTTATAATTTATTGCATTTAGATATTCTTTAAGTTCATAACTCATTGTTCTATACCCATACGTTCTAAGTATTCTGGATATAAATCTGGATTTCCAGTACCACCAGTACCATCATCTCCAAAATTACATTTTGCTACAGCTAAAAAGAATAATATACTTCCAAGTGTTAAATATTTACCAAACTTTATAAAACCAACATATGATTCTTCTGCTTGTTTTAGTGCAGATTTTTTTATAT